GCTGCACTTGAGGCCGAAATGTCTGAAAAGGCAATCAAAGGCCCACAGGCGCGAATAACAATCGGATCTTCTAGAACCAGCATTTATATTGACGCGAGCGATGAAGCACTCCATTTCGATGGCAATGAATACAAGATTTTTTATGCGGATTCTGTCTCTGGCTGCATCGCCGCAGCCCATGACTACATCGCCGCCATCCCCAGCCCAGAGGAAGCCGTAACCCGCGAATACCTTACCCGCGTTGCATCGGCGGTTGACTACGCCACAGAGCATAGCATTGCAGAGGAATACGTTGCCCCCCTTCGCGGCGTGTCGTGCGCCATGACTGATAACCTGCTGACAAAGGAGGCTGCACAATGATCCGCGCATTTATCGGTGACGTTATCGGGGCGGGCTGCATCATGGCCCTGCCGTTTCTCCTCAACTTTATCGCGTTTGGCTTTGGAGGCTAACATGAACCGTATTTTTGCCGCCCTATGGCGCATCCTCCGCCCGGTAAAGCCACGGCGCCGCCAAGCCCGCCGCGATGCTGCGATTGAATGGGCGGGCCGCATAGCCCTGCTGGCGCTTATCGCTAGCGCGGCTTGGATCACATGGGGCGCGATGCCCACAGAATTACCGAAGGGACACTGATATGAAAAGCAACGTGATCGACATTGACGGGGCCATTGAGGCGCGCACCGAAAAGGCCGTGTTGTTCCACACAGGCAACAAGGAGGAAGCCGCGTGGCTGGCTTTGTCACAGATCGAGATTGAGGAAACGGGGATCGGCGGGATTGTCACTGTGACGCTGCCCGAATGGCTTGCGCTGGAAAAGGGGCTGATATGACCCCCTATGACCGACTGACCGCAAACCCATTTGAAGAGCGCACCGAGATCGGCAGCGAGGAGGGCGAGACGTGCGGACGATACCCAGAGCCAGACGAAGAACAGCCGCGCGGATACAGGCCCAAGCCGTGCGGGGGTGTGATGGCGGATTGGGCAAACGGCATCGAGTGCGACACCTGCGGCGAATTTGGAGATTGAATATGACACCGGAACAAACACTACCTGACCGCCTTCGATTGAAGTCGAACATGATTAACATGGGCGAAGGCATAGCGTGGGGGAGCGAAACGGCACTTATGGACGAAGCCGCCGCGCACATCATCGCCCAGCGTGAGCACATCGCGGCGCTGGAGGGTTGGGAAAAAGCCGCAACAGCAACAGGGCGCATAGCCCGAAAGGATAGAACGATGGACGCAAAAGACTTAGCCGCCGCATTGAGGTTTATATCGAGGGAGGCCGCAAGCCCGCAAGTGGCCGTGCATATGGTTGCCACAATGATTGACGGGGTAGCCGGATGGACGGACCTCACCCCGCTTAGCGTATCAACAGAAGATGGGGATGATTTAACAACAATTGGCGGGGCTTCAGTACACCTGCATGACATGCTTTAACCCCCACGCCACAGGAGTCAGAATAATGGTTATTTCATTTTGCGACCACCCCGACAAAACAATATCAATATCATGGGTAAACAAGGCCAGCGGGTACAATAGCACAGGCCCAATCTGCAATGCCTGCGCGGCAAAGCTTTGCGAGGGTCTAAAGCAATTCCCCGGCGCCCAAGAGACAATCACCATAACCCCCACGCCACAGGAGGCAGAGGCGCTAATCCCGCTCTAGCGGGTCGCCAGCGCCGCCAACCCAGCCGTCCCGCTTGTCGTACGTGTCGAGCTTCATGCCGCGCCGATTCACCCACGATGAACCATAGTCGTCAGTAGGCGCGAAAGGCTCCAGCCGTTGCCAATTCAGCCCGCCGATCCGTGCCGCAGCTAGATTGTGCTTGTGCCCGGTGTAGGCATGGCGGTGCCTGCATTCGGTCCAAAATGGGCAAACGTCTGCCAACTTGAGCGCAAGCATTGTGGGTGTCATTCTATCGCCGTGCTGCCCGAATATCGCAGTGCGCCCCCATTGGAATTGAAACAGTTCAGCAGGCGTCATGTCAATGCGAGCCCTGTCGTTGTTTGCCAGCCATTCGCGCAAAGCGAACGCAATCGCGCGGTGCGAGTTGGGGTCGTGGTTTCCGCGCAGCACCCGCACTAAAACCCGATCGTGATGCTCAAGCGCGCGCGTGACTGCATACTTGATTATGGCAATCCCGGTATCAAGCGCTTTGTACATGCGCGCGGAAACGTCGAGTGGGTGCTTGCTCCCCGGGGTCTGCGCCTTGTCGTCATCAGCGTGGAGGAAGTCCCCGCCCAGCAACAGCACGCAAGTGTCAGCGTGCGCTGCCCGGGATAAGACCTTTTCCATGCCTCGCATAAGATCATCACGCGCAAGTGTCAGGTTATAATCTTGCCCGCCCGTTTCTTCACCCCATGCGGCCATGCCCCAATGCACATCGAATAGGGGCAGCACGTTGCACAGATCTGCAACTGTGCTCTCAGGACGCAATACCGGCGCTAGTGGCGTCATACCCTCGAACGCCTCGCGCATTCGGCCAAGAACATCCTCCGATGTTTCAACCGGCGCGGTCCACCGCGTTGTGCCGGTCTTGTTGCCCGTTTTCGAGTCGTAATTGTGTATCCACCCGCCCTTGGCCTCAACGCCGTTTAGCCCCGCATTATTCATGGCCTTCTGTGCACCGCTGGACAAGTGCAAGCCCGCCCTTTTTGCAGCTTGGTACCGGCCTCGGAATGTGCCGTGCGGAATGCCGATTGCCTGCGCCGCATCTTTTTGCGACCCGTGGGCGCCCACAGCGTCAATGGCCTCTTGCATCTTTTCATGTGACATCGGCGGCGTTGGCACCGGCTTCGCCCCCGCTATCCGTCAATTCCCTCCGGCGGCGGCAAAAACCCCTCAAACGAAACGCCGCTGGCAATGAGGCATGTTACGCCGTCCGGTCTTGTTACTAACATAGTCCATGTGCCACTTGTGGCACTTGCAAACATCTCCAGCACGGCACCGTTTTCCATGAGCCCAATACTCCTAATGGATTCGCTGTATTTGCTAGCGAGGTGCTCGAGCACAACAGGCCGGAGCGCGCAATTTTCAGAAGCAAGGGCAGGGGTGGCGAACGCTGCAACAGCAAGGACTGCGATAAGGTTTTTCATGGTGTCGGCTCCTGTGTAAATTCTTCAACGGCACATTCATACTCTATGCCTCGATAGGCCATTGCGTCAACATAGCTGTCCCTGTGCGTTGGGCTTGTCTGTGATCTGGCCAGCTTGGTTGCTATGTGAAGCTGTGCCACTTCCCTCGCGGTCAGGTCTCGCCCTGTCCATGCGTTAAATATGTCCGCAATATGCTGCATGTTTTGGACAGGCGGGCCGTAGGTTTCGTTTCGATCGCCGGATGTCAGGTTTGCCGCCTCATGCAGGCATGATATGCGCAGGGGTTCGGTCATATCGCGCCATCCAAGATAACCAATAGTGGCAGGCACTTTCCACGGGCGGCGGGCATACTTTCGCCAGCCAGTGCACCAGCGCACGGCCCAACAAACGGCGCGCTGGCGTCAACTACCGCCGCCGCGCTTCCTGTCTGCAATGTTGTGCAGCCGTTTAATCCTGCCATCATCAGTGGCACCAATACCAAGATCCGCATTGTCAATCTCCTTGCGCGTGTTTATGTAGTTTTGTGCCTCAGCGTTTTCCGCTGCTGTGAGGGCATCCTCGGCTGCGTCTCTGCGCTGGGCCAAGATGATGCCCAGAAAGGCAAGGACAGCCACCACGGCCCCTAATATCCAGCGCACGGGGCGGCTGGATAGGATTGCGCCCCAGATCACGTTGCCCACCCGCGCCGCTTGGCCATCGCATAGACGCCCTCGACCGCTGCGCCCATGCCCAGAGACAGCACCAGCACAGCGTCAGGGTCCATTGCCAGCGTCTCGCCAACCTGTGAGCCTGCCAGATAGCCGATGCCGTAGCGCAGGATGATACGTGCGAAAGGTCCGAAGTTCATCATGTTCGGCTTCCTTTAATAAGGGATGCCAGTAATTCAAGGATCCGCGCGAACCAACCTTGTGGCTCACTTTTGGCGTTTTGTGGTTCACTTTTGGCGTTTTGTGGTTCACTTTTGCTAGGCTTCCGCACAGCAACGGACGCGACTACAGAGGCCCACCATGCGGCTGCGTCATAGCCGGGGCACTGCGTTGCCGCTTCGGGCATGTCCTTATGCCCCACGACTTCTGCGTTAGGAAAGCGCACCAGCAATTCCCGTATCAGCTTGATCTGTGCATCAATTTGCGCTGGCGTTCTGTTGTCAACACCCACGTTTATGGCGGCACGGGTCACGCCACCCTCAACACAAATACCGATTGAGTTTGAGTTGGACCCCCTGCAATGCGCCCCCACTTCAAACTTGCCGGGTTGTGACATATCGCGACCAGTCTCAACCATACCATTCTTTCGGATGAAGTAGTGGTAGCCGATCTCACGGAAACTACGCGCACGGTGCATTCGGTCAATGTCAGCAGCGGTGAAGTCGCTCTCGATTGGTGTGGCACTGTAGTGCTGCACGATGTACTGCACGCGGCTATCTGGCTGGTAGGTCATTTATCCATTCCTCTCAAAATCGTTTTGGTGTCTTTGTCGTACACCTTCAAGTAAACCACTCCACGATTGTTTCCTTGAAAAATAAGACGCCCCCCCATGCAATCGCGCCCAGCACGCCCAGCAGCATAAGCCCTCCGGTTATTCGTGCATGCACTGACGTGACCAGATCCGTGACAGGCTCGATATTATCCAGCCGCCGCAGAACATCAGCTTGCCCGTGCCGAATGTCACTGAGCTCTACGCTTGTGGCACGCCGCGCCCGTTCGGTTTCAGCCTGCGCAACTTTCCGCTCTTGCCGGTCCTCCTCCGCGCGACCATTCATGTGCTCAACCATGGCTGCAATTTCGGCAACTTGTTCTGCAATAGTTCTCGGCATTTAGCAAATTCCTTTGGCGGCGTTGAGGGTGCTGCGCGCCTCCTACAATGTCACGTATGTAATTAGGTTTGAAAACACCGCGTCACCTGCTGAGGCAGGCGTCCAGTACAGTCTGAAAAGATACCCCGACGCGTCATTATCCCGCAATGAAGTAGATGCCAAGTTGGCAGTTGAGCCAGTGCTAAGGCCCCCCGCAGCGGTCCAGACCCCTTCGTAAGAACCTGCTGAAACGCCCGGATCATTTATCACGCGCAGCTTTATAGTCCCGCGTGTGAACCCTGCTACAGACGGAATGTTTACAACGCCTAGTAGATTGGCGGCGCTCGGCGCGCCGTTACCGTGGAGAGTAAAAACCCCGCCCGAGTGTGCTTCTGCCAGTGTAAATTCCGCGTCAACCTCGAGAATAAAAGTCGGGCTGAACAGTGTGAATTTAGGCAGACGAAACGGCACCCAGTCCGCGCCGCCAAGCGATCCATCGGACAGGAGGGACGCGACGCCACCCACAGTGTCCACAGTGAACTGATTAGTCCCACCCGTTCTGCCTGACCTGACGTGCATGAACCTGCTGCCCAAGACGGATAGCCCTTGAATGGATGCCGTTCCGCGAGCAGTGTAAGCACTCATAGTTTCTGTTAAAGTTGGGAAAACGTCAGCCGATGCGTCGTCTTTCGCCTGATCCCAGATGCCGTTTTCTACGAGGATGATTTCAGACGTTGACGCCCGAAACGTGTTCCCCTGCGTTCTTATCCTCGCCGATTGACTGACCGCGCCGTTATGGGTCATTGTTCCGGTGTGCAAGCAATTTTCTACGTATGCAATCCCACCGCGCGAGACAGACCAAGGCACCTCACAGTTGTTAAACGTGATGCGCTCGTTAGCCCCAAACCCGCCAATGTTGGAGTTGCATCCGTAGTAAGAGCGAATGCCACCTGTTGCTCCGTCAATAATCCCGCCCTTTATATCCAGGCGAAGCCCTCGAAAATCGAAGGGGTATGGCGTATTCGCTGCGTGAAGGTTCCTACACGTCACATTTCCGCCGTACCAATAAACAATCCCATTTTGCGACCAATTGGCAAATTTGATGCTCTGAAAACCTATGTTTAGAAACCCGTTTTCAGAATTGCTGAGACCGCCGCGCATTGCCGCGTAGGTTGCGTTGCCTGTCCCGCTCCAAACAGTTTCAGGCACCGCGCCCAGCCCCCCGGCAGAACGACCGAAAACCTCAAGTGGATACCTGAAGTACGGCACCTTGCTGATCACAATCCCCGCATCGGTAAATGTTCCGGCCTCCATTTGAATTCTCCAGCGCCCATCCGCCGACTTGCTACCCAGTGCAAGCATGCGCGCCCATGCGGATCCAAACGTGGTGCCTTGTGCTGCTGTTCTCCCGTCCGCTTGCGCGCTTCCATCGTTAGTGCAGTAAATCACAACCAGTTGTGAGTTGCCTTTAGGGTTTGCGTGCCACGTGGAGCCATCTTGAAGGATGCTCCACGTCCCGTTAGTTGTAACATCCCACAGGTTCGGCACGTTTCCCGTGGCCAAGTATTGACCACCGCCGCGCAAGGACCGGCCTGCAATAAAGCAGTAAGCCACAGAGCCCACAAGCGCTGCTTGCATGTCTGTCGTGCCGGGGGTTGTGTTCGCCGCCCAGTGATCGGGGTACACGTCACCGTCAGGCGCCCATCTTTGCCCGTCTGCTGTGGTTAGCGCCGAGCTTGAAGCGTCGCGCTTGTACGCCAGCAACCCAACACCGCTACGAACAAATAGAATATCCTGAGCATCTGGCACATTCAGCAGCAGCGCCTCGGCCCGCGTTGGTGCGTATGTTGCCCCGTCATTGGACGGCGTAATGTCCACAGTCCAAGTGACGGTCCCCGACCCCGTTGACGCTGCCACGGTGTAAGTGTCCCGCTCTGCAAAGAATTGGACAAACGCAGTAGTCGCGTCAGCGTTAAACGGGTTTGTAATTGCGGTGCGCGATACATCAGAAAACAGAGTCGCCAGCGCGCCATCTGACGCGCGCCGGACCTCAACTTCAGCGCCCGGCACAACGTCCCCAGCCGCGTCTACAATCGTTGCATTAAATGAACCAAGGGCCATGCCTTAAACTCCGATAAGTGTATCTTGAATAACAAACGCGCCAACCTTGCTCGAGCTGATATTGCTCATGTCAGTTGCTCTGTCGGGGCCGTGTAGGGTGGCAGTGCAATATCTCCATCCTGCGTCACTAGCAGCGGCTCGGGGAATAGCGTTTCTTGCGGGGCGTTCGCGCCATGGGGCAGCAGCAGCGTCAGGTGCAGCACGCCGTCGACGCGCGTCACGTCGGAATCCAGCATGTCACAGTCCACCGCATCGCGGGGCCTTGTGTCGCCATCCTTCAGGGGGCCAAAGTCAAACGCCACCCCGTTGATGACCAGCGCCGTGCCGACCCGCCGCAAGGTCAGCGCTCGGTCGATACGAATTGGTGAAAAGCTTATCAGCATATTCGCCTCCATTAGAACCACCGCCCGCGCGCGGTCACTGTGTAAAGAAAAGAGCTAACGCTATTAAGGTTGGTCAAACCAAAAGACGCCTGCGTGGTAGACATAGAGTCCCGGTAGGTCGCCATTGACAAGGCCGGAATAGACCCGTTTGCCACGGACGCCCGTTGCGCTGTAAAGTCAATGTGGACATCAATCGCACTGATAAATGCAGCGGGATAGGTCCACGTGAAATCTTGCGTCGCGTCTTTCGCGATTGACTGGTTGGAGGTATTTCTCAATCTGCACATCTGCGTGCCGTCCGCAAACCTCACATACGTGCCGTTTGCGTTAGTGCCGCTTTCAAATGCCGCCCCGGTCGGAACGCCAGCCGTCTGGCTAACCGTCCCGAGAATGTTTTTGCGAGCATAGAGGCGCCCGCGATCAACACCGCCCTCAGCCAGCCCTAGTTGATCCGCGCCAATGCGGTAGAACCCCGTGTTTGGGTCAGACGCAAACGCTATGGACGGCGCCGCCGCAGATCCGTTTGCAATTTCTCTAGTAAGTGGCGGCTCAAACGCAGATACAACGTCTACTGTCCAAGTGACAGTCCCCGACCCCGTTGACGCTGCAACTGTATACGTCCCCCGCTCTGCAAAGAACTGGGCAAACGCAGTAGTCCCGTCAGCGTTAAACGGGTTGGCCATTGCAGTCCCAGCCGCGTTAGAAAACAGAGTCGCAAGGCCATTGTCTGACGTGCGCCGGACTTGGACTTGCGCATTTGGCACAACGTCGCCTGCCGTGTTTACGATTGTAGCGTTAAATGAACCAAGTGGCATAGCTTAAACCCCAATAAGTGTGTCTTGAATAACAAACGCGCCTGCAGCAACAGTTTGAAATTGTGCATCGGCGTTGGTTATCCGGCACTCGTAATAGTATTTTTTTGGAGTCAAGTTTGTTTCTGTGTCGGTTATCAAAGTGAACCCTTGGCTGTTAGTGGCCAGTGTGATCTGACCGGAGCTTAATGTTTTTGTGATAAGAGACGGGCCTTTTGTTGACTCAGCAATTGTAAAGGTTATTTCGTTTGCCCCCGAAACATCAATGGGGCGGCCTTCAACGTTTACAAAATTAATGACAATTCTTCCGTCATTTTTTCGCGGCCAATCAACTTGACCCGTTTCAACCTTGGCCATGGGACCGCACTCCATTCTAAATTTGGCGCGGATTGCCCGCTCGTCGTTGCGTTTAAACGTTAGGCAATACACTAGGCCGCGCAAAGCGTCAGATATCACCATTTGGTTAGAGATTACAGGGCTTGGCATTCTCGCTCCATGATTGATAGTTGAGATTCAAGCTCTGCAATTCTTGCAGCCTGAATTTTGCAGGGGCGGTCAACCGTGTTGGTCTGAATAACCTCTACCATGAAATTAACCTCTTTGACCCGTTCAACCTCTACGATCTTGTCAACGTAGCGAATGGCCTCTACGGGAACCTTTACGATCTTATCAACGTAGCGAATTGCCTCTACGGGAACCTCCACGATCTTATTAACGTAGCGAATGACCTCTACGGGAACCTCTACGATCTTATCACGCGGACGAATTGCCTGCGCAAGCTTGGCTTGCAGGTCCCGAATGTCTCGCTTTAGCTGTTCTTCTCTATCGCTCATGTTCTCACCTGCATGGCGGCGATAAAAAGCGCATCAATCTGCTCTGGCGTAAACCCGTTATCCCCGCCAAGCGAGGCAATTAACGGGTTATTGCGCGTGATTACTGTCGCATATTCCCAAACGATTGACGCCTGCGGATCGCCGTCCGCAATCGCCTGCACCTGATCCAGCACGCCCGCCGCCAAAAGTGCCAGCCGCATTTGGGCAGGGCTGCACTGCATGGCCGCGCGGGCATTGGCTAACGCATCTTGCGCAGACGGCGCCACGTGTGCAGTCGCGGTTGGTGATAGATCGCCCCATAGATCGTGCCCCGGCTCCACGATAACTCCAGACCCATCATTGCGGGTTGCCAAGATTGCGTCTTGTTCGGCGGATATATACTCTACACTTCTAAACATCACCCGCCCCCATTTATGCGCAATGCGCTGGTGTAAGCCTCTGCGTGCGCCGTTATTTCCGGCGACGCTCCGGACCCGCCTTCTAGGCTAAGGTATATCACATCGCCGGTCAAAACAGTAACATCAATTGTTGTCGTGGCAGACACGCTATTCAGGGCTACAGGGCTTCCGCCCAAACGCACCCTCACAAAAGATGCCCGTGCTGTACCTAGCTGTGACGCCACAACCGCCCTAAACCGAACCACCCCAAAGGCAACGGCCCTGTAATGTGATTGCGGGACGGTGACAGCTTCATCAGTGTTAACACTGGCAGACTCAGACGCCCAAAGCAAAACATCTCCAGCAACAGACCCCGAAAACGCCCCTACCTGAATACGAGGCGCACCTGTTGCGCCTTCGGCAATCGCAACCGGATTTGCAGCTAATGCCGCAGCAAGCGTAGCCGTTGCGGGGCTATCTGCGTCCACTTCACTTGCGGCGATCGTTCTATAGGTTGCCATTTGTCCGCCTTAAAACATTATATAGGGGCCGCTTCCGTCGGAGAATACACCAGAACCCCCCACGAAGTAAGTGCCTTTAGCTTTCTGCGCCGCGCTGGATGCATCATAATTTGGGCGCGCGTCTTCAGCGATAAAGCCATATCGGCCCGGAAACTCAAAAGTGCGCGCGCTGATCCGCAGATTAGACCCCGAATTGACTTCATCAACCGCCGTGATTTGCATAACCGTGGGCAGGCTTGATCCGTCCTCCGATTGGAGCGCGCGGGTGTCGAGCCGAATAAGCGCCGCCAACTTCACTAAGTCGCGGTCCTTCACGTCTACATCAAACTGAATTTCTTTCGGAATGTCGCGGTATCTGTTTTGCAGACGTGAGGCCACTGCGCCCGCCACGCTGTCATCGCCCGCGCCAAGCCACCGGCTAAACACCTCAAAGGCCGAAACTTGGTTGTATTCGTTCGGCCCCTCGCTGCTCGCGTCCAGCGGGACAAAGACGCGGCGGAAGTTAGCGCCGCCGGTTGGCGACCCGGTAACGTCAATCTGGCCGTGCCAAAATAAGACGCGGCTAATACGAGCATCAGTCAGATCCTTGCTGCCTAAGCTGCCCTCGATAATAGACGCGCGGTCCGTAATGTCGGGTATTGTTTCGTCAAAGTCAGCAGGGCGGTTTGCGCGCATGCGGATAAGCTGCGCCACATCATCCCACCAAAACACCACGCCAAAATGGCATAGTTCTGTGATAATGTCCAGCGCGCCAGTGGGCTTTGTGATTACAGCGTTAAGTAAAAATCCCTGAAGCCACCTGCTTGCCTCCGCGTCCCAATTTGGCGTGTCCGGAAAAGATGGGTCAGCCTTGCAAAAGTTTACAAGTACATCCTCCGCTATTGCTGGGATCGTCTGGCCCTCCACAACATAGCACTGCTGGAATAAATCACCCTCAGAATGACTGGCAGCGTCGGACCCGTTCAGCCCGCGCCCCGTGATCGTGATAATATCACCCGCCCGCGTGAACGTGACCACCTCGCTGCCGATCGACGCCTTGCTGCTTGCCGCGTAATCATCACCAACGGTAGGCGGGGTGAGCGTTACCGTGCCCAGATACGAATCCGAGATGTCCGCGCCTAGCTTCCCTTGGCTTGGGGCTGGCACAAGCGCCTTTTTATTGTCAGCAAGGTCCAGCACGTCCTTGGCAATGATTGTGACGCGCCCGTTAATGTCCGGCCCGTCCCATTCATCTATGATATAGTTTCGCGTAACCATGCTGGCCAATGCCTGCCCAACATAGCCCTCCTTTACTCGCAGCGCCCTGCCCACATAGTAGGGAAACCGCGCCCGCAAACGTCCAAAGAACGTGCCGCGCCCGTATGGGTCATACCCTACGCCGCTGGCCAGTGCTGCGCCGCTCTGTCGTTGCGACTGGTACTTATCAAGCAGCAGGTCGCTTTCTAGGAAGTCCTGCAGGTTAATCGTGACCCGCGCCCGCTTGCCTAACGCGCCCGTGCGGCTGTCAGACCCGCCAAGATTGATTGTCGCAGGATTGGTAGTAACCGGCCCCGACATAGCAGGGTAAACCAGCACGCCGCCGGGTATGCCGCTTTGGTTCATTGCAAAACGGATTGTCTTTGTCCCCTTGGCAAAATTCGGCTTGTCTTGGCACGTCTTGAAGGTGTTAAAGCACTTCGCCGCGCCGTCAGTTCCGAGAACAGCGGTGCAAGCGCCTGCGCCATAGACCAGATCACAATAATCAATGTCGATCTCTACAATTTGCAGCGGCTCAAGACTAAGCGTCATCGTAAAACCTCATAGCCATATCAAACGCCATTCGCGCTTTGGGTCCGGTGTTGCTTGGGGCAATTACGCCGCCCGACCGCCAAGCATAAAATAGATCGCCGTATTTCGTTGGGCGCCATGCCCAGAAGAACCCGCCGCCCGTATTGAAGTGACGCTGAAACGCCTTCCAAGCATCCGCGCGCAGATAGCTATCCTCCACCAGCGTCAGGGACGCCGCCGCAGTCGATCCCTTGCGCACCACAGAAGACCCAAGCAGGTTCCCGCCCTCAGACACCCGCGATTGCAGATCAACCACGTTCGCCGTAATTGGTGGCGCATAGCCCTGATATATTGTGCGAGGCAACGTGACGGGATTGCCCAGAAAGAACACGCCGATTTCAAGGTTGGCAGTAACGCTTGTGGCGTATATCCGCCAAAACCGCGCCGACACCGCAGTAAAATAAAACGCCACCGCCTGATTGTCCGCCGGAATTGCCACCCCAGATCCGCTATCGCTCCATGCGTCGCCTGCCAAAACCTTGTACTGGATGCGAAACGCGCCCGCTACATCGCCCGCATTGTGCGCGGCGACCGAGGCAAAAGAGATGGATGTATTGCTGCCCAAGTCTATTTCTATCGTTACTTGGCTGGATGCTGGAGCAATTACCGCCCGATCATACGTCGTGCCGGTGACTGCAAACGCCCGCGACTGAACCGCCGTTCCGATACCTGTCGGGGATGTACCAGACGCCAGATTATCCCACGCTATAACGGGATTGTTTGACGTTCCTGCTGTGGATAGTGCCGATGCCAAGCCGGGGCTGATATAAATGCTCATGTTGCAAAACTCACTCTAAGGCCACGGTCTCTAAGGCCACGATCCCCGGCTTCGTCTTGCAGCTTGTCAAACAGGCTTGTGATCATGCTGCCGTTAAACAGGTCCTTGGGGCCAAAGCCCGTTATCCGCACTTCTAGCGGGGCTTGTGGTGGGGCTGCCGGTGCGCCGCCCGCACTCCCCCCGCCGCCGCCGCTGCTGGAACCGCTTGGGCTACTCATGTTCATTGCTGCCGATGCGATGGCAATCCCGGTTTGGATTGCGCCATATGCTGCTATACGTGCCGCCGCTGGAGGCCCTGCGATTGGACCAAGTTCAGCAAGCGCCCTGACCGATGCTGCGGCAGTATTGGCTTGTATTTCCGCAACCCGCTGGGCTGCGTTTACAGCTACCGCAGCCTTTGCTAGTATTTTATTTTTTTGCCCGAACATCTGCATTAAACCCAATACTGACCCAATTGTGTTTTTTCGCATTTCGATTTCGACCTTGCTGGCGTCACCTTGCAACTCTGCAATTTTCTCTAGATGCTCGGCCTCAAGGCGTAGCTTTTGTTCGTCATATTCCGCGCGCGTAATCAACTCCGCGTCAAGAGCCTCCCGCAATGTTTCATCGCCCGCCTCATACCATTCCTGCACAGTCTCGGCTTCGGTCATCATGCCCTGCGTCAATGCTTTGAGGCGCGCCTGCATATCGTTTGTGACCGCGCCTGCGCTGCCTACGCCGCCGCCGCCTGTGACTACCGTTGGTAGACCATCAATAGTTATCGTTTCTGGCAGTGGGTTTGTAACCGTTGAGAAGTCAGAGCCAGTTACCGCGTTGGCCGCTACCTTACGGTCACGTATGGCTTGTTCCAGTGCTTTTTCAGCTTGGATCATATCTCGCATTTTAGATGCTTCGATTGCGGATAGCCGCGCTTCGGCCTCCATCGTCAACATCCCGCCCATGCCCTCAACGTTAGACCGGACGGTCGCCACTTGTGCCTTTGCCTTGGCAATTTCAGCCTTGGCCGCTTCATATGCGGATGCAGCGAGCTTATGATTGTCTTTGGCGAGATCAATGGCAGCTTTGCCCGCAGATGGCGCTGCTGTTGTGTAGAACACTCCAAGAGCCGCATTAAGTGCCGTTGTCCCTGCTGCTGCATTGTAGGTTCCAACCGAGGAATCATCCGCCGCCCCGCGCCACTTCGATAGCGCAATTAGCGCCACGCCCAAAAGTGCTGCAACAATGGTGATTGGCCCACCCAAAGCTGCCATCGCGATAGCAAGTCCACCCGTCACAATGGTCACGGCCTCAACGTTCTGCGAAAGAAAAACCATGCCTTCCGCCAACCCAGCCGCAGCGCCCGCAATCATGGAAAGGCCAGACGCCGCAGCGCCCATAAAGTCCTCTGACAATATGACCTCTGCAAGCTGGCCGAACGCGGCGACAACGCGCTGAATCGCCTCCTGCGTAGCCTCTGACCTAGCAATAGCGTTGAACCGGTCTGCCATCACCTGAAGCACGGGCGCAACCTCCGCCGCTAGCATTTGCGACAGGCCCTGAAAAACCAATGACATGCGCGCGATTGCGTCGTTTGCGCTTTCAATGCCCGCCGTTTGCGCATCGGTTAATTCAAGCCCGAACGCCGTGACCTCCTCGCGCGCAGAGCGAATAGCGTCCCCGCCTTGGATCATCAGGAGCGCCATGTTCCGCGACCGCACGCCAAGGTCCCGCAGGATGTCGGACGCTTGTGACGAAGACAGCCCCAACTCCTTAACGCGGTCAGCGATTGCCGCCATCCGGTCGTCTGTATCAAGCGCGCTTAGAGCCGCCGCAGACATGCCCAGCTTTTCAAGCGCCTTAGCCGCTGGTGAACCCGCCTCATTCGCGCTGGCCAGCTCGCGGTTAAGCGTCTGCATTGAGGTGTTAGCCTCGCCTACAGATACACCAGCATAGCCAGCCGCGATCTGAACAGCAGTAAGCGCGTTTACGGTGCCGTCCATCGACCGCGCAAGCTTTACGTTGGTGTCTACGTTGCGCAGGCCTGCAGCGGTCATTGCTGCCAGTCCGCCAACAACAGCAACAGCCGCCACCCCCGCAGCAACGCCTAGCTTTTTAAGGCCAGCGCCCGCTTTGCCCAGCGCGCTATCTAGCCCGCTAGAATCGCCGTTGATCTTAACTAGGAGTGGGGGCAGTGCCATGCTTTTTTGCTTCCATCTCGGCGCGTAGGGCTGCGCTGTCTGCCTTTATCGCGTCCAGTTCGTGTTCGCTCATTCCGCCCGCGTAGTCTGTTTTTTGGTGCGGGCGCTTCCACTCAAACTCGTGCAAGATTTCTGAAATGGTCATCCCCCATATATCACCCGGCGATATATCCCACCCACGGCAGATGCAGTAAAGCGTATTCAGGTCGTGGTCTTCCGGTTCGCCTTGCGCTTCTTGTTCGAGGGCAGCGCCTTTTGGCCCTCTGGCTTTTTTCCAAAGTCCACACTCGGCAGCACGGATGAAATATAAGCCTTTTGAAAGCTGAGTATTTCTGCTATATCGCCACCAGACAAAAAGCCGTAGCTGTCCTCCTCAGTGCATTGCCCACCAGATGCGCGGACTATTTCACAATGCGCCGTTGCCAAGTCCTCAAGATCAACGCCGCCGTGTACGCATTTGTTTGCCAGCGCCACGTTATTAATCCCATGGCGCATGATACGTTTTAGCAATGCCACCGAGGGAACAAACGTAATGATTGCCCCCTGATACTCAAATGACTGTTCCCTAAAAATGCTCATTTACACGGGCGCCTTAGTAATGACGCCGACAGATTGCAGCGTGCCGGAAAATGTTGTCTCGCCGTTGTATGGCGCGCCGATTTGAAAGCCTGACTGGAATTGGAAGTCACCATCCAGGGTGAACAGCCCGCCAATGGTGATTGTCATTGTTTCCTGCGTTCCTGTGAACGCCATGTCGGAAAGCGTGGTGGCCTTCAAAACACCGTCGAGCGCAATCGTAACCATCTGGCTGTTGAAAGTGGCGTCCAGCGTGGTCATCCACCCGCTGTCACCATCAGCCGTTACGTCTACCAATTCGCCCGCGAAAGATACCGTTTTTGTGCGCAACTCGTCTGCAAGGCTTGTCGCCCCGATTGCAATGAGTACAGCGCGACCGTTTGAAGCTGGCATGGGTTAGATCCTTTTAGGGTTAAGCTTTGCAAACTCATATCACGGTTTTGCAAAGTTGCAAAGTGCTATGCTACTTCGTCAAGGGTCACGCGGTATAGCGAAACAAAACGCCGCGTGTTTCCATCATCAGACCAGCCAAGTGACATAGTTTCAAACTCCGTGTCCACCCACACGATGCCCGTTCCGGTCAGGCCGTACCACTCCAGCGCGTCCCGAACTTGCGATGATAGCGCCGCAATAGCCTGTTCGCTGGATTGGCCCGCTGTGGATCTCGCGTATCCGTCAATCTGCACCACGAATTGCGAACCGCGCGTGCCGGACGTGTTGAACGGCGATTCCGTAGCCTGAACAATCACGACATAAGGAAACGGCGTGTTGATTTCGCCCTCTGAATTTTGCGGGGCTTTTGGCGACCACACATCAGCCGTTAGCTGCGCATCAAGCCGCGTGTATAGCGCTTGCCGCAGGTTGCCCCATGTTGGTGCCGTCATCTGAGCGATCCCCTTAATGCCCTTTCCAGTCTGGCAATATATTTTGGCGTGATCTTTTCAATCGCTGGGACCCATGCGGGGCGAGGATCAATACGCCCACTTCCAAATTCAAGGACAGCCGCATAGACCAAATCACTGCCAACCGTTGCAGACATAGGGCCGGTCTTGTCGAATATAACGCTGCCAGCAAGCCGACCTGTGTCTGACGCTGGTGCCTCTTTCGCTTCGCCGCTGGACGCTTGATGCTCAACCCCGCCGCGAACGTATATGCGCCCCGTTGCTGGCCCGTCCTGAATGCGCTTCACAATGTCGCCGCGCAATTCCATAGCCGTGCCTATCACCGCAACACCTACCGCCTCTTGCGCCTCTGCGCTGGCCCTGCGCAACGCGGCCTGAAGCTCTGCCATGCCTTCAATCTTTAGCTCTAGGCTCATACCGCCACCCCAAAAATACAAAAGACTGTTGACCTGTCGGGCTTGCAATGCAAGTATGTTTCAGGATCAATTTTTATGGAAATATTATGGCCCGGATTGACGGACAGACTGCGCAACGCAACATCAGAATAATGACCGCCAGAGTTGAGGGGAAAACTCTTGATTACATTGCTCAAGCCAATGGGATAACCCGCGAACGTGTGCGCCAGATACTTCGCCGCCAGATTGATTACTTGCAAGAAACGCCTGCACGGGCGCAAGAGGATGAACGGCTTCGCAAAATTGCCGCGCTTTACAAGACGCAAAAGCAACCGAAAACATGCCAAGACAGTGAAGCCATAGAACTTGCAGTTAGCATTCGCGCTCAGAATGTGTTGAAACACGGCCTTGCTGGCGTGACTATTAAGGGGCTTGCAAGTTACCCTGACAGCTTTTTTCTTAGCATACCCAGCTGCGGTCGCAAAGTTCTGAAAGAAATACGCGATGCCGCAAGTGATATTACTTTGGGCCATTAGGTTGCCACTCCAACTTCCGCGCTGATTTCAAGCCACTTATCGTCAAAATCCACGTTGTTGATAAACCGCACCTGATACGCGCGCCCACGCACAACGGCACGGTCAACCTCAGTTAGGTCTGCGAAGTATCGCACCACAACCTTATGCGTAGATGTTGCCTCTGTGCGCTGAGACTGGAAGCGCTCCCCACCAGACATAGGCTTAACCATCGCCCGCGTAGGTGCTCCAGTGATAGCGGCCCATGCCTCAGCAAAGCCGCCTGCGCCGTCTGGGGTGCGCGTCAGGCGTTGAAATGTGACAGGCTCCCGAAGCATACGCGCGTTGTATTTGGAACAACAGCCTACCACGCCAGTTCATCCATGCGCCGATAGGGTGCCAGCATATGCCGCGCTTCATTGGTCATGCCAGAACAGCCGTCATAAAGCTGCGTGACGTACATGCGGATAGCCTCAAGGATCGGCGCGGGAATACTGCCCGATCCGTAGCCCGCAACATAGGTGATCTGCACCGCGTCTTGCGCGCGCATGTCAGTGGGGAACGTCACGCCTTCGTTGAGGTAGATCCGCCCGCTTTGCAGGTCAACCCGATAGCCTGCGCTGTCAAACGTCCGTGAATTATTGCCCCGGTCAAACGTCACCACGCTTGTGACAGATTGCAGCGGCGGGAATGCTACGTCAAACGTATCACCGCCGCCCAGAATATAGGGCCGCGATCCGGTGTGAACTCCAGGCCCCAACGCCAGCAGCCTATCGTCACCGCCGCCCTGCACAAAGCCATCAGCTTTGAATACAAACGTCTCGGTCAAGATCGCCGTGCGGGTATATTGCTTTACCGCCTCAGTCGCGCTTGTGACATAGGCCGCTATGATGTCGTTGTCGCCATCGCCATCAACGCGCAAAAACGACTTCATCAGCGCCGCGCTAATTGCAGGGCTGTCATTTGATAAGGTGATGTAGGCGGATTTGCGATTGTATCTCATGGGATGCCCCTATGCTTATTAAAGGGGCCAGCCGTGGCCAGCCCCTCGATAAACTTAGGTTGCGGCGGTGCCTGCGTCGATTGACGCAACGCCCATTACCGCGCCCATGCGCTTGATGGCAGCCACACTGACAGCGGCGTCTGTGCCGGTTGTGCCTGTGGCTGTCATGCGGACATAACGCTTGCCGCCGCGATAGCCGATGGAGCCAATCAGCTTGTTGTCGTCGGTGTCTGCCGTAACAGTCAGCGCCGATTCCAGCCCGATCAGATCACTATCAGAAACCGCAGTTGCATCAGCCGACGCCGTACTGTCGCTTTCTTCCATTTGGAAAGCAAACCCACCAGCCGCGCCTGCATCGGTCACAACGCCAGTGGCGACTGTAAACGTGACAGCCTCCCAGCCCTGCATGTCGATCCATGGGCCGGATGCCTTTGCGGTGCCGGACAGAACAGCGCCCAGAGCAAGCCCATATTCCGCGTCGTTGCGTGTATCAAACTGTGCCATTATGCAGCTACCTTTCCGATGCTGATCGCATCAAAGGAGGTCACATCGCCGCCCACACGTTGGGTTGTGTAGTAGGTGATGAAACCCTTGTTCGTGAATGGATCGCGCAGAACCTGCACCCCTACACGGTCGAGGATCGTATAGGCCGTCCCGAAGTCGGCATAGACGATTGCCAGAGCATTGGCACCGACTGCTGGCATGTCATCCATGAACACAACCGACTTGCCCAGAAGCTGCATGGTGGCCTGCCCATCACGCAACAGAACCGGGCTAAAGAAGTAATTGTCAGCCCCTTTCAGCTTCAACGCCTGGCCAAAGGTTGCGCGCTTCATCCCGAATACGGCGGCGGGCTGATACGCTTCCTTGAGCGAGTTTTGCAGGGCAATTAGGCCATCAGCATTCAGCGCAGCAGCTGAACCCATGTTGACTTGGTTGATTGCGCCGCGCTCGTAGGTGCCGGAGGTTGCCTGTGCCGGGTAGGTCAGGAACCCACGGGGCTGGCCTACACCAGTGCCGACAAGAAAGGCGGTATTCTGCGTGCGTGCAAACTTGTCCGCGACCTTGCCAGACAGCCATGCCTCGATGTTGAGGTAGCTGTCTTCCAGCATCTCGGTCGTGATGCGCGGATCGGCTTCGATCTTGTGCGCGGTCAGAACCTTCTGGCCCAATTCCGGCGTGTCAGTTGCACCACCGGATGCACCCTCACCAGCCCAACGCGCAGCGGCTTCCTGATCGTCAATCAGAATGTCGATGCTCTTGGCACCAGTCCGCTCAACATTGGCAACGGCGCGCAGGGGCGACGTTTCAAATATGCGCGTGATGATGTTGTTCGACAGTTCGGGCCGGACCAGATAACCGCCGTCAGGGTTCACGTCAGTTGACATGGCCTTGATTTCGATGCCGTCGGACGAAACCTTGAACCCGGCAGGCATTTGGCCAGTGCGCATATACGACTGGAACGCTTCGCCGTGCTTGGTTTCAATTTCGGTGTCGCGGTCGCTTTTACCGTCAGAACCGGGGCGCTGTAAAGCTGCCTCAATCTTGGCTTGCTTGGCCTGCATCTCAGCCATTCCGGCGGTAATGCTTTCAACCATTTTGTTGTGCTTTTCTTCGGTGACAACATCAACGGGCTTATTTGCTTTCAAGCCGTCGATCTCTCCGCGAAGTTCAACAAGGACGGGATTGATTTTTTCAACCAGCCCTTTGATTTCTGCAAAGTCAGACATTTAATGTCCCTTTCGTTTGCGTGATTGATTTCAAAAGTGCTTTGAGGTCATCAACGTCCCGCTGATTAACTTCTGGACTGGCACCGTCTGCGTCTCGCAGAACTTCGTCCCGGCCCTTCCATGCGCCACCCGCCATGACCTTAGCCATACGATTTGAGTAGCCCATATCCTTAAACGTGCGCTCAATATCGCGCTCCGTCATGTTCTCTGATTTCATGCCGGTGATGCTGGCTAGTTCGTTCATTGGGAACGTAACAACCGACACCTCAAACAGGTCCAGCTTGGTCAACTTGCGCTGGCCCGTTTCCTCGTCCATGGAGTATTCTTTGGTGCGGAAGCCAATCGACAAGCCCTCAATCGCGCCCATCTTAATGAGTTCTGCAACCTCAGCACCTTTGCCAAACTTCTTGCTGATCCGGCCTTGCATCTTTAGGCCGTAGCTATCCTCCGACATGCTGTCAAAAACGCCGATCACTTGCGCAGTGTCGTGCTGGTATAGCATCTTGACCTTGCGACCGCTGGCGATGCTGTCAAGGAACGCGCCCTGCATGACCATATCGCCGCCCATGTCCTCATTACCGAACACGCTGCCATAGCCTGAAATTGTGAGAAAGTCCTCGTCTTCAACGCCCGCCTTGATTTGCAACGGGGCTAGCTTGACCTCAAGGGTAGCAGCGCTGTCTTTGCTTTCGAGGTATGCGGTGGCGTCCGACATGCAAGGTAGCTCCATCAAAGGGAATAGGATGTCTCACGACAGCCGTTTGCAAAGTTCTAGCACAGTTCTGCAAAGTTGCAAACCCTATGATGTGTGGGGTTAGAAATCAGGATCAGCCACGCGGTGAATGACAGCACATCGGCAGTTAATGGTGTTCCACGCGCGGCCCGATGAATCGCCAGGATACATCAACGGCTCGCCGCCAACGATAAACGGTTCATCCATCGCCTTTGTCTGCCCGTTGGCGTTGATATGCTCTGTTCGTGTTCTTTTATCCTCAGCCGCCACCCATTCCTTAACCAGCGTTAGGCCGGTCTGCTTGGCCGTCTCGTGCATGGCGTAGTTTGCCGCCCCGTGCGTTTCAGTGCGGGCAATCCTTGCAGCGTTGGTGAGTGAGTCAGCCGGAATGCGCTTGCGGATTAGGCGCGCTATTGCGTCAGTTCCAAGCCCTTCGGCCTGCCCCTTTTCTACCTGTCTGACGATCTGCGCCCGCACAGTTTCTGTGACGCTCGTAATACGCCTGCGGATAGCCTCTTGATTGATCCAGCCGGTCGCCACGCCCCGAAAGAAATCCGCAAATGAAAACTTGACCTCAAGCACATGGCCTCGAGCCTTGCCGTCGCCGATCACACGCGCGCCAAATACCCGCGCAGATCGCAAGCCGATTTCCATGTAGACGTCACGCACGGCCCGCTCGTCGTCATTATCGGGTGGTGGCACAAAGCCTAACTCACGGTAGCGCGCCAGCAGCCCCGCCGCTTCTTTGGCCAGCACCTTGGCTATCCTGCGCCGGAACCTTGCCTCAAGCGCGTCCAGCAGCCGTGACTGTATCTGCGCCTCCCGCTTGGGGTCATGCGTGATGAATGCGGGTGTGCGGGCCATTACTTGCGCTCAAGGTCAGCAAGCCCATAAGCAAGCGCCTTGAGTTCATCCGCTGGCAGGTCAAACATGCCTGCGGCCATTGCTGGGTTAAACTCGCCCTCACCCTCAGCTGGAAAGCCCATCATTATCCGGCTTTCCTGACGGGTCAGCACGCCCTTTTCAAACGCCAGCACGGACCGCGCGAACATCTTTTCACGCAAGCCTTCCAGCGCCGGGATGCTGTCAAGGTCCAGCTTGAACTCAAGGTTGTCGCCATACGCGGGCAGCATCCAGTGGCCAAGCGCGCCAATGAACTCCTGCATCATCGGAATAACGGTATCGGTGTAGAGCCGTTCCTTGGCCTGTTCGTAATTGTTGAACGTTGAGGCGTCGTTGTCGATCAGTGGCAAGGGAACGCCAAACGCTGACGCCACATACTTGCCAGTCTCACGCATGGTGTTCAGGAAATCCATGTCAACGGGCGTCTTGGACATCTCCACAAACTCGGCATCATCGGCAAGCATCGGAACCGATCCGCTATTGTCTGCGCCTTGAAGCGCGTCCTTGAAATATTCCTTCATGCGCGCAATCATCTCGCCCGCAGGATAGCCGCCCTTGAACCGGATCAGGCCGGACGGGCGCGCGCTGTTTCGCAGCAGCGAATAGTTCCACTTGCTGCCCGCGTTGTGAGTATCAGCGGCAAGCGCAGCAGCCATGAGGGGAGATTGCCCGCGCCAGTAGTCGTTAGGATTATACATCTTGAGAAAGAACACATCGCTTCGGCCCGTGATCCGGTCAACGGCGAAATACTGTTCCTTGCTGTTCTTCTCATGGCAATAGGCCAATGGTATGCCGTAGGTGCTTGGCTTGATCACCATATCAAGCGGGTTCATTGGCCACAGTTCAGCGAACTTGGGGCCAACCGTTCCAACGGCAAACGTCTCGCCAAACAGGTTGCGATTGACGATCATTTCTGAAACCCACTGGCCATAGGATTGCAGCACGTTAGGCCGCTTGAGCAAGTCTAGCGCGGGGTGTGTGTCGAGGATCTTGTCGCCTTGGTGCAGCTCGATTTTGATGGATACAGCGGCCTGCACAATCTCTCGAAGGGCTCGATAAACGATAACGTTCATCTGATAGCCTTCGTCCACATATGCCCGCTTGCCGCTCTGCCGCGCCCAGACTGGCCCGCTGGAAACCATATAGGCAGCGCCGACAGGGTTGTCCTTGGCTTCAAGCGGTTTGGAAAATGGCCACATCTACAGCACTCCGAAAGTTTGGGTCGATCCGCGACAAATATCAGCCACAGCGTCCATCATGGGGTCGAGCGTATCATCATGTGATCCGTTTGGGAATGCCGATGCCTCTGCGAGCATGTCGGACAAGTGTGGCAGTCCCTCTAGAAGTATCACGTTTCCGTTCTGAATTAAAGGGGATGCGTCATGTGAGCGCGTTAGCTTGTCAATATGGCGCGGGATTGCAAGAATCGGGATGCCCTCACGCTTTAGCGTTTGGATCAAGCCCGTGCCGCTTGCCTTATCCTCAACCTTCATGTGGCGCAACGTGCCTAGACCTAATATGGCCTTATGCTTGGCGTAGAAAGCGCGGGCATGCACCAGCAATTCCGGCGCTTCCCACTTGCCCCTGATCATGTCGAGGCAAACCGCCTGCCCGCTCTGTGTCTTGCCCCAGCACTGAAACACCGAATAATCGTTTGCCTCTTTGGTTTTTAGCGCCGTGTCGGCATATATGCCACGCCACTCAATCGCAGGCAGTGCGCTTATGTACTGCCACCATTCATCCTTGAAGATGCCGCCGCCAATCGTGATAGGGTTTTGCTGATACAAGGCAGACCAGAAGAACTCCGACATTCCCGCCTTGGTCTCTAGCAGCTTTTCTACCGGGTGCAGATCCGGCACTAGGGCTTCGTCATGCTTATTGATTGCTTGGAACGTAATGCGCTTGGCCCTCACGTCCGCTTCAAGTACGCGCCCAGATAGATCATCAAGCGCCCAGCGCGTTGCCATGATTATCTGCCCGCTGTTCTTTGATAGTCGCGTTTTGAACGTTGACTGATACCAGTTCCAGATGCTCTTTTTCGTAGCGGGCGATAGGGCCTCTTGAGCGTTCTTGACCGGATCGTCAATGATGCCAATGTCCAGCCGCTTGCCTGTTAGAGGACCACCCACGCCCTGCGCGATGTATCTGCCCGCATGGCCCACAATCTCAAATGTCTCGCTGTTGCGCTTGGCCTCTATCTCAACAGTCACCACGCGCTTGGCGTTAAGTGCTGACCTTGGAAACAGGCGCGCATATGCTGGCGACATCATAATCTTTTGAATGTCGCGGTTCATGTCGCTGGCAAGGTCGGACCCGTATGAAAGCCCACCGATTGACAGGTTAGGGTTCTGCCCAAATAACCATGCGGGATAGTTGCGGCTGACTATCTCCGACTTTCCGTGCTGCGGCGGCGCTTCAAACACCAGCACGGGCCGCTTGCCCGACTCTACATCTAGGTAGAACTGGCCAAGGTCGCGGCACACATCAATTGCAAACTGCGACACGATGTAATCAGGGTTCATGTATAGGATGAACGCCAGCAGGTCTCGGCGGGCATGGCGGCGGTCTAGCAGTTCCTGGGCAGCGTCACTTGGGCTTTGCATTGGCTTCAATAATCGCCTGCAACTGCGCGTCGGACATCTCGCGGGAAGGCGTCATAGTGCCGTCAGGGCTCTCCACGTTGATTGACTGCACCGCAGTGCCTAGCCCCCGATCCTCAGCGTCCTTAAGCAGTTTTAACACACCGGCCTCAATGAATTGCAAAGACGCAGTGTCTCCAGCCTCTGTGGCCTCAATAACAGCATCAAGCAATCGCCCTCGAACCAGAGTTGCTTTTTCCGCGTTGGCCATCTCCATGAGCTTCTGCTTTGAAGTCTTGCCGTTTGGGTTGCCCTCGGGTTGCCCAAACTGCCTATTTTTAGGGGGGTTTTTGAAACCTACCTTTTGCATTTAGCCCACTCCCACATTAGGGACGTCACCGAAACATCCTGCCCAGCGCGCGCCCTGTGAAGTATCCAGCGATGCGGCGCATGATGCGGCGCGAGATAGACCCCTTGCGCTTTGACGTTACGGCTTGCAAGTCTCCGCTGTATTTTGCGGTTGCGTAGAGGATGCTGCGGAATTTGTTAATCGTCATTTTGTTCTCCCTCTTGGATGCAGACACCGTTGCGAATAACCGTAATATCTTTGCGCGGATATGTCTTGAGCAATTTAAGCCCGCATGGCTGGTGATGGAATATTGCTGGGTGCACTAGGTCTTCTGCATTGCAAGAAATTCCGTTTACCGTGTAAGAGCCTTTACGCAATGGCTCCCCCGGCTTTGGAACTTTGATCCATTTAATTTGATCACCGAGGTGATCAATCCATAAGTCGCCTGTGATTGCGTTCAAG